CAACTATGTACATAGTATGTTAAGATAAGGTATCGAAAGACACGGGGACGCGGCAACGCCGCAGAAAGGGCAAGGGTTGAACATGAAGCGCGAAAAGAATTTCACCTACACGATCACTTACCGGGAAACAAGCGGGAAAGTCGTTACATCAAATGACGGGGTAAAACGGGCAAATGGTTACGGACAGAGTTGGTTTTCAACGGAAGCCGCGGCACGCAAACGCATTGAAAGTGAATTGAAAATGTTGAACGGGTTTTCGTTCGTCGCTGAAATCATCGGTTGGACGCTTTCAAACCGGGAAGGAATCATCGAACAGGGTTGACCCGGACGACAGGCGGCGCACGACGCCGCTTGACGCCCGCGCCAATGCGGGAGAAAGGAAAGGTGCAAGGGCATGAAAAGCACGAAAGAAATGATTCGCGTTCACGTCGAAATCGAACGCGAAAACGCGGAACATCTGCGGGAATGGAAGGAAGGGGGCGGGCGGCATGACGTGGGCGCAAATGAAGGTTGACCCCGCGGAACTGTCCCGGCGACAGGCGGTCGCCGTCCGTATCAACCGGATTTGGGACAAGCGGAACGCCGCCCCGGATGAAAAGACCCGCCGCCGGTTTGACCGGCAAATCGGGGTAATTCGGAAACAGGAAGCCGGTTGGTTGAAAGACGCCGCGTATTTCCTTTATTGACAGAAAGGGGAAACGAACATGAGGAAAACATCCGAAACGACATGGACATACAAGGGTTGGGACATTGAATATTTTGGGAACGGGTATCGCATGACGCGCCGCGAGAACGTGAACGGCGAAACGGTTACAAAGACCGCGGCGTCACTCAAAAAAGCGGAAGTAATCATTGAAAACGTTGAACAAGACGTCCGGTTATTGGGGCGCGTTGTTCCCCGCCGCAAGTAAACAGAACGACGCCCGCCCGTGGGCATTGTACGCGGGCAGAAAGGAAAACCAAAATGTTCAAACCGGAATTTAAGGAACGCGGATGCGTGCGCGCGGTTTACGTCGTCGATATGAGCAGATGCGGCGTTATTGATTCAACGTCAAGAGAAAATGCCGAAAGTCGCGGCAATGTTTGGGCGGTCGGAAAATGGTATCGGGACGACGAAAAAGATTTACAAGAAAAACTCGACCATGATTTCAACGTTTTGATCGACGCGTACCGCAAAATCGGCGGCAACGATTACGGCGGCGGTTGCCTTACTTACGAATTCAAAAAGTACAGAAGTTGACACGACAGACCGCGCCGGGGCGGTATATCCCCGGCAGAAAGGGGGAACCCATGAAGGAATACGCGGTTTATTACAAAGACCGGGACGGCGTACACATTGCCGGTCATTTCAATTCGTCCGACCTTGCGTTTGCCGCCGCGAAAATGCGCCGCCGGACGGCGCGAACCCCGTTGAAAGACGTTTGCGTCGTCGAACGCAACGTTTCCGATTGGACTTTGACGAAAGGCGGGCGGGTCGATTGAAGGAACGGAAAACGCGCGTTTGCGCGAAAATTACCGGCGCGTTTGACTTTGTGTGCGTCCGGTACTATGATGGACGGGAATTGCCGGTCGTCGCCTTTATGAAATGGTACGACGGGAAATCCCACAAAAAGAAAGTCGGGGAATTCGGGACGATTGCGAACGCCCTGTCCCAAATCGCGGAATACATCAAGAATAACGAAAGGATGTTTGAAAGATGAACGAAAAAAAGGCGGCATACGATAAGGAATACCAAAAGAAGAACATCAAGCAAATCAACATTCCGTTCAACGCGCAGAACCCGGAAGACGAAAGAATACTTGCATGGTTGAACGCGCAGTTAAACAAAACCGCGTATATCAAAAAACTGATTGTTCACGACATGGTGAAAGAACGGGTTTATTGACTTCCGTTTTGACTACCAAATACAATCATATTTGCACAAAAACGACGCTTTTTGTATAAGTACACTTACACGAAAAAGACCCCGCAACCGTTGAAGTTGCGGGGTTTCCTGTTGTGGCTCAAATAGGACTCGAACCTATGACACTCCGGGTATGAATCGCGGCGGCGCACAAAACCCGAACGATTGTGTTTCAACGGTTACACGAACGTTCGGGTTTTTCTTGACTTCCGTTTTGACTTCCGAACGCCTGTTTTACGCGTTCCGCTTCCGCGTCCGACCGTCTATCGGTTACGGCGTCGTAAACCTTCAAAATCATTTGCGCGTCGCTATGCCCCATCCATTTAATCACGGTATGGATTTCAACCGGCGGCGTTTGATCGCGTAAGAACGTCGCGAAACTATGGCGTAAATCGTAGGGCGTAACGTCAAACGTTATCCATTCCCTGTCCGGGTCGCGCCAACGATACGACGTTCCGTTTATTGCTTCTTCCATTTTCGACACATACGAACGCCATGCAACGCGCCACGTCGTCCGCGTTACCGGTTCCCCGTGGGCGGACGAAATCAAACGCCCGTGTTTGCCGTTTAATGCCGCTTTTAGCGGCGGAAATAACGGAATGGTACGATTTGCCCTTGCCGTCTTTCCTTGCGCCGAAAAGGCGTATTTCTGCCCGTTTTCCGGGTCTATGTGCGCGGTTTGCCGAACCGTTATCGTTTCCCGGTCGAAATCGACGTCCCGGTCAATATCTATTGCCTTGACTTCTTGCGGGCGCAATCCGGCGTATAACATTGCCATTACCGCGGGGCGCGTTCTATGATCGGGGCAAAGTGTTTCTATCCAATGCCGTTCCTGTTCCGTGATTGCCCTATGCCCGCCGGTTGTCCCTTTGTGCGGGCGCGCCGACCTATCCCGCGCCGGGTTGGATTGCGCCAACCCGTCCGCGACGGCGGCGTCAAACAGGGCAACGAAAAGTTGCTTTCCCGCTTTGATATACGACGCGGAAAGACCGGCATAACCGGCGGAATATACTGCCTTTATATCTGACGGGCGAACGTCTGAAATCGGCAAATCCCCGCAGACGTCAAGCAGTTTTTGAAGGTGTTTCCGCAAACCGACCATTGTTGACGGCGCGACGTCCGGGCGTGATCGGGTTAACCATGCGTCCGCGTATTCGCGCACGAAATAGAAACCGCGCTTTTCTGCCCGGATAAATTCGTCGCGTTGCCGGATTGCGTCGTCGGCGGAAATGGTCGAATAAAACCAATTCCCATGATACCGGCAGACGAACCGCCCGTCTTTACGCTTTTTTAGTTTCTTCATTGTCGGCAATCAATGCCCGCAGAACCGCGGACGCGGCACGAATGGCGGCGGGGTCGGACTTCCGCGCCAATGCGACCAATTCCGTATATTCCGGCGTTTCTGTTGGTCTTTCCTGTTCCGTCAATATTGCGGGCGTCGTACCCAATGCAAACGCCAACTTTTCCAATGCGGGAACCGACGGAAGGAACCGCCCGTTTTCGTATTTGGAAACCGTAACGCGGGAAACGCCGACGCGTTCCGCTAATTCGTCTTGTGACAGTTTCAAAGCAACACGGGCGTTTCTTATGTTATCCCCAATGCGCATAATGCAAACCCCCTTTCGCATAAATTGTAACATATTGTTTACAAAAAAGATATAAATAAATGGGTTGCTTTTTTGTAACCGTTTGTTTATAATGCGTTATGTGAACATTTGTTCGCATTTATTGAAAATACTTGATACCGGAAAGGGGGCAAAAAATGAAGGGTCTTGCGGAACTGCGAAAGGCGAAAGGCTTAACGCAACAGGAACTTGCAGACCTTGCCGCGGTTTCCCGTGTTTCCGTCGCGCGGTACGAAACGACGGACAGGACGCCGAACGGAAAGGTTGTCGCGCGACTTGCGCGGGCGTTGGGCGTTTCAACTTCTCGCCTGTTGGGGGCGTAACGGAATGGAAAGGTTACTTTCTGTCAAAGACATTTCCGAACGCTACCAATGCAAACCGGCGACGGCGCGAAAGTATATGCGGAATATGGTTCATTTGACCGACCCGCTTATGGTAACGGAACGCGCGGTCGCGGAATGGGAACGACGGAAGACATTGCCGCCGGAAGACGAAACCCGGCGGACGCTGAAAGAAAGGGGGTCACGAAATGACCGGCGCAGAATTGGACGCAATCAAGGAAGCGGCAGACCGTAAGGAATACGAACGGCGGTTCCCGTCGGAAGACCAACAAAAGGCAATTGACGCGGTAAAATCCGCCGCAAAGAAGTTTTCCGAAGCGTTGAACGCTTTGCAGATTGCCGCCGGGGAAACGGAAGCGGCACTTTCGCCGGGTTGGGCGCGTATCGTTTCCATCTATGGAAGCGCGCAAGACATGGAAACCGAAATCGACCGGGTATTAAACGAAATGGAAAGGGGTTGACGGAATGGAAATTTTCGAATTCATGTACCCGGCGGCGCGGAACGTGCGCGCGCGGCGAATGACCTTCCGGGCGCGTTTCCGGTTGTGGAAGCGGCGCAGACGGTCGGACGATTTGGCAAACGTGAGAACTTAAAAACGCCCCGTCAAAAGACAGGGCGCGGGAAAATGTGCAAGGGCAAAGCACGAAATCCCGACGTTATTGTATCACGTCGGGAGAAAGGAAACAATATGGACGATTTGACAATGAACGTTTCCGGGTCGGAATTCATTATCGACACGGACGAAAAAGCGGCGTGGGCGGTTTCCCGGATTGCGGAAAAGCGCGCCAAATGTGACGAATTTGTCGCATGGTACAAAGCAAAGATAAAAGAGATTGAAGAAGCAACGGAAGCGGATTGCGCTTTAACGGTATTTTGATTCCGTTCCGCATAAGACGACAAAGACAACGGAATCGTATTCGTTCCCCGGCGGCAAACTGACCCGGAAGAAGCAACAAACCGAATTCAAGCGCGACGACGCCGCGGTTATTGAATGGTTGAAGAAGAACGCGGGCGGGCAGTTTGTCAAGACGGAAGAAAAACTTGATTGGGCGGGATTGAAAGACGCGACCGGCGTTTTTGAAGGTACGGTCGTTACCGCGGACGGCGAAATCATCCCCGGTATTGACGTAATCGAACGCCCGGACAAATTCGTCGTCGAACAGATTTTGAAAAGGGGGATAAAAGACAATGGCAACGATTAAAGAACCCGCCGAAAATATGCCGCAGATTTACGCGTTGATCGGAAAAGCAATGCGCGAAATCGGGGCGGTCGGAAAAGATAGCGTAAACCAAACGCAAGGTTTCAAATACCGCGGCATTGACGCAGTATATAACGCGCTAAACCCGGTTATGTCGAAATACGGTCTTTTCATTGTTCCCGAAATCCTTGAACAGAACCGGGAAGAAAGAACGACGGTCAAAAAGGTTTGGGACAATGACGCGAAATCGCGGGTTGATAAGGCGTCAACGCTGATTTGGTCGATTCTCAAAATTCGGTTTACCATGTACGCCCCGGACGGGTCGAACGTTTCCGCGGTCGTGATCGGGGAAGGAATGGACACGGGCGACAAGGCGACAAACAAGGCAATGTCTATTGCGCTGAAATACGCCGCGTTTCAAATGTTTATGATTCCGACGGAAGAAACGACCATTGACCCGGATTCGGAATCGCACGAAGTCGAACCGAAGAAACCGGCGGCGAAACAGGAAGAAAAACCCGCGAAACCCGCGCCAACCGTCACGACGACGCCGACCGTTCCCGCACTTCAAAAGGCGGTCGATTCCGCGTCGGAAAACCCGGTTTTGAACTTCCTTGCGAAAGAACGCGCGCAACTCGCGGAAATGCGGCAGATTCCCGAAGCAGAAAACGCGGCATTGTGGAAAAAACAAGTTGACGTTTTGAAGGGCGCGGGGATTGCCCCGAACAAACCGTTGTCGTCCTATACGCACGACGAAGCGGCGGCACTTGTCCGGGCAATGTATGACCGTTTCGACCCGACGGGAACGGAAATCAAGGCGGCGGAAGAATGACCGGGAAATTACGCGAACTGACCGTCAACCGGGACGGAACGCAGAACATAACGATTACCGTTGACGCTGATTTTTCCCGGACGTTCGATTCTCTTGCCGGAAAACCGGTTGACGTCACAATCAAAAAGGCGTCAACCGGGCGTTCCCGCGACGCGAACGCGTTTTGTTGGTCGCTTTGTTCGGCAATCGGGCGCGCAATGACCCCGCCGATTGATAAGTTGGAAGTTTACCGGCGGGCAATTAAGGCGGTCGGGGTTTACGTCGAACAGACCTTGAAAACGTGGGACGTTCCGACCGTCCGCCGACGTTGGGAAAGTCACGGGGACGGGTGGTTGTTTGAAGTCGTGGACGACGCGCCGGAAATTGGTTACAAATTGTGCTTTCTTCATTTCGGTTCTTCAACGTACACGGTCGCAGAAATGCAAAGGTTGCTTGAATGGCTGAAAGACGAAGCGGAACAAATGGAAATACCCGTACCGTTGTCGCGGGCGGAAGAAAAACGACTTTTGGAAAGGTGGGGCAAACGTGAGAAAAACACAACTTGACGCCTTAACGGATTATTTCATTCACAACGGAAGTTTGACGACATGGGAAGCAATCGAACGTTTTGGTTGTACGCGGTTGTCCGCGCGCGTGCTTGAACTTGAACGGAAGGGTTATCGGTTCAAACACGACCCCGTAAAGGTAACGACCCGTTACGGCGCGGTTGTTACCGTTACCCGGTACACGCTGACCGGGCGGGGGGCGGCATGAACAAACCGTCAATCATTCAACCGGACGAAACCCGTTGTTATGTCTGCGGGTCAATGATCGGGTTGGAACGTCACCACGCCATGCACGGAACGGCAAACCGGAAAATTGCGGAAAAGTACAATTTGACGGTTATGTTGTGTAAAGACCATCATACCGGGCGTTTGGGCGTACATACCGACCCGATATTAGACAACCGGATTAAACAGGACGCGCAACGGGCATTTACCCGGATTTATAGCCGCGGTTTGTGGATGCGGCTGTTTGGCAAAAATTATCTTTGAAATTGAAAGGGGCAAGGGCAAAATGGCAAATTACAATCGTATTTCTGAAACTGTTTTCAACAAGGCAAAGGCACTTTTGAACGCGGGAAAAACGCCGCTTGAAACTGCGAATTATTGCGGGATTTCGCGGACGTGCGCCGGAAGAATTCGGAATACAGAAACATTTTCCGAATGGGTCGCCAATACTGCGGAACGCGTCGGGAAACCGACGGACGAAAACGCGATTACGCGAACGAAAATCACGGAAAACATTTTCCGCGCCGTTAAAATCATACTTAACGACGGGCGCGGAACGGCGGAAGCCGCCGAAATTATGGGAATTTCCCGCAATAGCGTTTTGCGAATCGCAAAGGCAAACAATTATGTCGAGTATGTCAACAATACATACAT